CCTTCGGACCTTTCTCGTTCATCATAACTCTGAATCGACGACTCGCCTGGAAGTGTTCGATGACCGGAGAATCCCTTACGTCTTCCATCTTATCGAAGATTTTACAGTACGTTGGTGGGAGCTTGTGAAAATCGATATAATGCATCCAAGGGTGAACTTCTAGCATCATCGAAAGAATGTCACCGTTCCGTTCATGTTTACGCGCCTCACACGCAAGCCGCACCCAGTCATCAACGAAAGCTCTCGTATGCTCGTTGTTCCGAAAGAAAAGCGTCCCGCCCATCAATTCGTTAGGGTGCCACGGAAAGTCGTAGACAACCGCTGCGACATCAGCGCAGAACCCGTTCCACGTAAAATAGGCAGGGTATTGTTGAAACACGGCATCAGCGTCGACGCGAAGAATGGCCCTGCTGGGAAACTTCTTCAGCGCGCTTTGAACTACCTTTGTGCAATAGTTGGAATTCGCTCTCCACGATCCTTGGTGATCTATTGCTTCGATATAGTGTTCAAGTTTGTGTTCCTTTAGGCTCTTCCTCAGATTTTTGACTTCTTGTTCGTAACCAGAGTCTCTAGTAAAATGACTCACGACTAGCGGCATCTGTCTAGCCATCGTAATATTTCCTTTCAATTCATAGAACTTTCTCTAACGACCGCATTGTACCATAAGAGGCGGCTTTTGTCAACAAGAAAATAAAATTTATTTTATCCAGGGAAAGTTATTTCGATGTCAAAAGTTAGAGTCTGCCCGAAAGTCAACGTCCAACCGCTACCACTATTCAACGGACCCGAAGCGATTAGCTTGCCCGTGTCGTCGATAGTCGTTGCAAGGAACCAGCTTTCAACAGTTGTCCAAGTCACACCACTAGTGACCACAGCGTATGAAACAACTTGACCCGTAATCTTTCGGTCGTTGGTCCCAGTTGCAGCCGAAGTCCAACCAGCAGCAGTAGACGCAATCGTATCGCGCGTGTAGTCCGTGCTGGTGATCTCGCCTAAACTCGATAATGTTGCATTCTCTGCGATAGTGGTATCTGTGCAAAGACCAACGTAAAAGTTGGCCGGAACACTCTGCTCCTCAGAAAACGCGACTTCAAACAACCACTGTCTACCTTCTGTATGTACCTGTGCTGCCATTGTATGCTCCTATTAATTAAATATTTGATTTCTAATAGCGTCGATCTCGGTTACGTCGAGAACTCGGTTGAAGATGACAACGTCATCAATGAACTTGCCATGCGGATAATACCACGTTGAGAGGCCACCAGCACGACCAATAGTAAGCGAGGCTGTCCCCGTAAAGATAGCATTCGTGAACACGCCCGTTGTATCCGCAGCCAATAATGCTCCTGCTGTATTATCCCACACGCGTATCCGTACCGCTTTCGTATCAGCATCAAATGTGACAGCAATGTGATACCACTTATTAGCCTCCACGGCAGTCGAGTAGGTGATTGCTTCCGCGCTAGCACCACTATTATAACCAATCCAAAAGCCGGGAAGATTTGCAGTAGTGTGAGCAAACATCCAAGACCTGTTTGAACTCGTATGATACATAGAAGCCATGCATCTTGTAGCCCCAAGAGAAGCGATCTGCGACCACGCACAAATGGTCATCTGTCGCTCACCATCGCCACCGCTCTTAAACGGGACATTGTTCGACAAGTTTGCATTAGATCTATGTAACGTACTGCTAGTTGAGGGGCTAAAATCGCCGCAGCCATCTCCCTCTTTATAATCCGATGTTTCGCTCGCAACACTGCTGGCATTTGTTAAAGTATTCCCATTACCACTACTATCCGTAAGGAGCGCACCACTATCCATTTTCGCCCAGAGAACACAGTTTGCATCTGCCGACGGATCATAATCTCCACCGTACTCATAAGCTAGTTGAACCGTCATCGCATCTGCTGTAACGAGCATATGCTCGTAAAGTGTAGAGCCTTGACTTTCGCTCAATAGTTGAACGGTCATCGTCCCTGCGCTAAAACTGATGTTTTCATAGTAACCGTCGTTCAGCGCGCCCGCTGCAACGCCCGTTGGCGTGGAGACTAGCGTTGATCCTGCCTGTCCGCGTAGTTGCACGATAGGTTCAAAGATTTCTTCAGATACGTCAATATAAAGTTTTCCATCATCTAACTCACCACGATTTATTGTTACAACTCGAACAGTCATCGTTGTAACACCACCATTGGTTAAGCGAGGATGGGACAATTTGAAAACATCACCGCGCGTAATGCCATACATTGATCTCGTAGTTGATAATCGCAAAAATGCTGGCATTCTTGAAATCTGATCTTGTTCTCTTGAAGCCAAGTCAGCAGCAATAGACTGCTTTGCTATCATGGGCCAATTGAATGTTTGTGGTATCGGCGATTCACCTTGTATTGACATGATCGCCAAATCATCGTCTTTTGCAATAGCGGACTTCCCACTCAAAATATCTGTATACTTTACGATAGTTTCAGATGGGACTTGATAATACGAGGGTCTTGAGAATGTTTCTATGTTGAAGTCATCTTCGTCATATGTTGTCAGACTCGCAACAACATAGTCGTTTCTGATTAACTTGACTTTGTAGGTTCCTGTCCCGTGATCAAAATAAACAAATCCGTCCATGATCTCTTCAAGCTTCTTAATGAAACTCGCAACGGAGCTTTCAGATGGAACGAAAGAGTAGGATATTCCGAGTCCTTCACCATAACAAGTATCAGCAGCCGCTTCAAACGTGGTTGAGTCCATGTCGCCATCAGCGAGCCCACGACCGAAGATCGTACTTGTCAAACACTCGCGCAGCGCATGTACCACGTTTAGATTCTTTGCGGTATCGACTACTGCTTTCGCGAGATACCACATTTGTGTTCCATCGTGCTGCAAGTCTGTGCGTTTCAACGTAAAGTCAATAGCAGGAAAATTTGGACTCATTCCCCAGTACGCCTCTGTATTAAACACAACAGAAGTGATTCCACGGTAGTAGGGCGTACTCGACCCAGCTTGATTCTGCATCAACGTAAGATTTTGTGCTTGATCAGATTTACCGTAGAGGATGTCACCCAACAGGTGAATGCCGCCTCGACCACTTCTACCGCCCCAAATACCCCATTGACTTATATCAAAAGTCGTTGTTCCATCGTTGTCGAATGAACCACCGGCATCAAGGATGGGCCAAAAGCAACGATCATCGACCCACATTTGAACAACACCATCAACATACCCATGAGATAAACCCATGTGCATTCCGCAGTGATAATTGTATCCGATTCTTTGACCATGCAGCTTAACATAGTGCAGATACAAACCACCGTACCACAGAATCATGTTTCCTCTTATCCTCGGAGGACGACCGAAGATAATTCTATAAGGCGTACCCTGCGACACTTCGGGTAAACGTATATTGTGATCGGCTTCTGGTCCTTCTGGTGGATCAGGTCGCAACAGGTACGATACCAAAGAAGACACAGCTAACACGATTAAGTAAGCTACTAAGTTAAAAACCATTATTTAAAGATCCCCTGAGTAAATGGTTCGTTGTCAGGTATCCAGTCAGCACCACGATAATTCGGAAGATTGTTGAACTTTGAAATGCACGTTGCCTTCAAATGGTCGCACCCTGCAAAAACTGTTACAGAACTACCAGAACCAACTCCTGGTAACTGTGACGTTAAAGTTATCACAGTATCAACGTGGGACTTTACTTTTCGTTTCATCTGATTAACTGTAACATAGCCACCAGTCCAATAGCCATCCGCTTGCGAATTAAACGCTACTGAAGTCAAAGATGTTCCACTAACCGCGGTCAACACGACTGTCAACGAGAAGTTTGCCGCAGTTAATCCACAAGGAGTTGAATACAACGGGACATCACATACTCGTTGGTACGTCCTGACAAGGAACGGCGAACCAAGCGCATCGGTCGGCGGTCCCATTGTTACCTTAGCCATTCCGTTCGGTTGCAGCGGGTTGACTGACTTAACGACACCCTTCCAATATTGAACGAAGTTTGCTCCATGCCCACGGAACAAAGTAAAATCGATAATGCCATTAGGAACAAAGAACAGAAATAGATTGGTGAAGTCGTGCTTTGCAGGCATCAATACTTCCAAAGTGGTCTTTAAGAAATCGTCCGTTTCCTCAAACTGATTCCTACTTAACCCAGGTGTAGCAACATAGACATCGCTGCTGTATGTAATGTTATAAGCAGCCGAAGTAAAATACCACTCTGTGGAGGTGCCGCGCAGAACGAATTTGTACAACTCAACGGGCTGCCCACTTTTGACTGATAGTTCGTCTGATGCAAATGTCATTGAGTCACCCTAACAAAACCGGTTCTGCACCGTAGTGAATACTTTTCGTACCAATCAAGATTAATATCGTCACTTCCCAAACGGCATCGCCAAACGTACATCACAACAGCACTCGTTGTATAAGCAGTGCCAACGGTTCCCGTAAATGTAATTGACTCTTCTGTAGAGTCCACGTTTGCTATTGCTGAGACTGTTCTTACTGTCACTGTTCCATCACTGTTTAAAAATCCGATATATTTTATCAGATCGTAGCCAGAGATGTTTGCAGACAACTCTTCGTTTGAAACATATATAATCGAATCGCCGGAACCAACCGCTCTTGTCAAGGTGAAATCTTGGTTGTATGTCGGAACGAGGAACGTCTTTTGTCTACCGTAAATCGAGTGCAGCCATTGTCGGAAGTCCCAAATGCTCGCTTTCGTTGTAAGATGGAAAACATGATCTTGAATGGTAGGATTATAATCGTTTCGTTTTTCAATACCCAATAACCCCGTTACATTGTCCTGATACACTAACTCGTTATTCAGTGTTTCAGTTATTCCCTCAGAGTCTTCAATCAACGGGCCTCTTGTCATTACTTCCAAGCTATCATAGGTCTGTGTTGCTGAGTATCCAGATACAGCAGCGTTCTCATGTACTTCAAACTCCACTTCCATTTCTGTCAAGGTGTTTTTCATCGAAGTGATTCTTGGAAGCCCACGCAGGTATCCCAGCCGCAGAGGCATGATGAACTTAGCCCCTGTGTAGGTATTCAACAAGTTTGTTGTCAGCGTCAAAGAGGTGTCATTCTTTGAGGTTATTCGTAAAATCTCCCAGCTTGATTCATTCTGCCAAACAAGACCGAATGAAGTAGCTCTGAAGTCTGCATTCGTCGTATCAACGGTAATTGAACCTGCGCCGGAAGCAAGCGTTGCAACGTGCTTTACTCGTTCAGCCCAGACAGGTATTCCCCACTGCCGCTTCGCGTGTTTGGCGAAATAACTCATCGCTT